ATTATTATAATGGCATGGTTTGGATTAGCAAAATTAGCATTACAAGCGGGCAGTAAGATATACGCCAACCGCCAACGTACGAAGATGGCTATGTCTGATGCGCAGCTTATGCATGCAGAAAAAATGGCCCGAGGTGAGGAATCTTACCAGGGCAAACTTTTAGAAGCACGACAATCAGATTTTAAGGATGAATTCGTCCTTTTGGTTATTTCGGCGCCCATAATTGTGCTCGCCTTGGGAGTCTTCAGTGACGATCCGGTAATGATGCAGAAGGTGGAGCTTTTCTTCCATCATTTTGGCTCACTGCCAATATGGTTCCAAACTTTGTGGATTACTGTCGTAGCGAGCATTTTTGGAATAAAAGGAACACAAATATTTCGTAACGGTGGGCCTAAGAAAAAATAATGCCTATTGCTGGAGACAGTGTTGAGTACGAAATTTTAAAAAATGCTTGTACTCATGTTAAAGGCGATAATTTATTAACTTGTGAAATTGGAGTTCGTGAAGGACTTGGTTCACAAATTATTTTAGCATCATTTAAAAATAAACTTCATTGGCATATTGGCATCGATCCTTATGGTAATATTAACTATGAGCATTATGATGAAGCTGGAAAAGTTCAATACGATTATACCAACCAGATGCGACTTAAATTACTTCAAGACCTAGATTACCCTAATTTTACTCTTTTTACTTTAGAGGATACTGAATTTTTTAAACGTTTTGCTGATGGGATTCCTATTTATCGAGAAAAAAAAGTTATTCTTACCCATTACGACTTAGTTCATTTTGATGGCCCTCATCGTACTACAGATGTATTAAATGAGGTTATATTTTTTACTTCACGAGCGAAAAAAAATTGTGTATTTATATTTGATGATTATCCTAAATATAATATGAGTTTAATTTGGGATATGTTAAAGAATTACTATCATTTTAACGTTATAGAAAGAGGAAAAAACAAAATCGTTTTTCAAAAACATGCTTGACCCTTTTACTTTAGAAAAATTAAACAGGCATATCAATAAGGAAATGGACGCCATAAAAGACCATCTTTGTCATGGTGTAGACACGATGGAACAACTCCAGTATTCTAGAGGTCGACTCAATGCATTAGAAGCATTGCTTCAGGACTTTAAGAACCTGCAAAAGGAGAATATAGATGGCGACGACGAAACTAATCAAACCTGAGGGCTTATCAGGAGGACGAACAATTATTGAAAAGCCCTTATTAAATACTCATTCTAATACCCGACAACCGGTTCCTACAACTCCAGAAGGAGTTAAGACATATATAGAACTTCTTCCGAGGCCCGTAGGTTATCGTATGTTGGTTAGACCTTGGTCTGGAGAAAAGAAAACCAAAGGTGGAATTCTTTTATCTGACACAACTCAAGAAATGATTGAAATGACTACCGTAGTAGGTTTAGTCATTATGATGGGAGATCTTTGTTATAAAGATAAGAAAAAATTCCCTAATGGTCCTTGGTGCAAAGAAGGACAATTCATCATTTATGGACGTTATGCCGGAGCCAGATTTAAAACAAAATTTGGTGAACATCGTATTTTGAATGATGATGAAATTATGGCAACGATTAAAAAACCAGAAGATATTCTTCATTTATATTAAGGAGGATTAATGGCAGAAAATGAAAAAAATCCTCAGGTAGAATTAGACACGGACGATGCGAAAGCGCAAGATGTTCAAGTCAAGGAACCTGAGAAATCAAAAGCCGAAAAGGAAAAAATCGATCTTAATAAAGGCGAGGTAGATTTAGGTTACACGGAGCACGTGGATAAGGAGAAAGAAAAAGCTAAAATCCTTGTGGAAGAAGTACCAGTAGAAGAAGAACCAGTAAAAGAAAAAGTAACCGAAAAAGAACCTATACCGTCTCCGGATGATTTAACCAAAATCTCTGGGAATGTTCAAAAACGAATTGATAAACTTACTCATCGATATCGAGAAGCTGAAAGAAGAGAAAAAGCAGCTTTAGATTTTGCTAAAGGTTTACAACAAAAATATGATCATTCTTTAGATCAATACAAAGCTGCAGATGAACAGTATCTAAAAGAGTTTGATGCTCGAGTAGATTCACAGCGCGAACAAGTTAAAGGTAAACTGAAAGATGCGATAACAAATCAAGACGCTGACAAGATTATGAAAGCGAATGATGAGTTAACCCAGCTTGCGGTGGAGAAAGAAAAAGCTAGACTTCAAATAGCTGAAAACGAAAGAAAAGCTAAAGAAGATAAAGTTAAACAGGAAAGTTCGTTAACCGGTAAAGATCAGTTACCTGAACAACTACCTCAAATCAGCGAAAAAGCGAGAGCTTGGGCTGAAAAAAATGAATGGTTTGGTAAAGATAAAGTCATGACCAATGCAGCATGGGTATTCCATGATGACATTGCAAGTCGTGGTATTGATGTAGACAGTCCAGAGTATTATACTGAAATAAATCGTCAGATGAAAAGTTATTTTCCTGATCGATTTGATATTGAGGCTACCGAAGAAAAAATAGAACCACGTAAACCCGTCCAAACCGTGGCTTCTGCAGGTAGAAAACAACAAGGACGCAGAACTGTGAGACTCACCAAATCACAGGTGGCTATTGCTAAAAAATTAGGGGTGCCACTAGAAGAATACGCTAAATACGTGAAGGAGGAAGCATGAGTGAATTAAAAAAGGCCTCACGCGCGTCACAAGAACGATCAAAAGAAGAACGTAATCGACCTTGGGCGCCACCGTCTAGTCTCGATGCGCCACCAGCGCCTCAAGGCTTTTGCCAGAGATGGATAAGAGTCGAGAGTATGGGTTTTCAAGATGCAGGTAATGTATCTAAAAAACTTAGAGAAGGATGGGACTTTCTTAGAGCCGATACACTACTAAGTGAAATTGGCGAAAATGAATATCCCAAAATTCAAGAAGGAAAATACGCTGGTATGATTGGGGTTAGTGGCCTTGTGTTGGCAAGGATACCTGAAGAAATTGTTAGATCGCGTACTGAATATTTTAAAAAGATTTCAAGTGATGCTATAACAGCCGTCGATCGCAATTTAATGAAGGAACAGCAACCGGGAATGAAGATCGATATTGATCGACAATCTCGGGTAACTTTTGGTGGCGGACGAAAAACTAAATAATTTTTTAGTAATAATCCTACATCGATATTTGTTTAACTAAGGAGAATAGACATGGCTAATCAAGTCGAAAAATTTGGATTTCGCCCTGTAAGAAAACTGGATGGTTCACCATTCATTAATGCTCAAAACAGATATCGTATAGCAAGTAACTATGGAACAGCAATTTTCCAAGGCGATCTGGTAGTACCAGTAGCTGACGGAACTATTGCTCGACATATAGCTGCAAATACGAGTGCTGTAGTAGGCGTTTTTAATGGTTGTTTCTATACAGATCCTACGACACAAAAACCAACTTGGAAAAATTACTATCCAGGTTCAGTTGTTGCAAGCGACATAATGGCGTTTGTACTTGACGACCCGGATATAGTTGGCAAGATGGATTGTGACGGTGCGTTTGCAGTCGCTGATATCTTTAAAGATTTCAACGTAACAAACGTTTCAGGGAACACAACTACAGGCATTTCTGAAGTGCAGCTCGATTTCAGCGCATCTGGATTAACAATCGCATTTATGCTTCAAGCAATTGACATATCGCAAAATCCGGACAACGATGAAGCAGGAGCAGCTAACGCTAATATATTGGTTAGAATTAACAACCACTTTTACAGGTTGAATACAGGTCTATAATAGGAGCATATAATGGCAATATCACGATCACAGCTAGTTAAAGAACTAGAACCAGGCCTGAATGCACTATTTGGGCTTGAATATAATCGATACGATAATGAAGCAGCAGCTATTTTCATCACTGAAACATCTGATCGTGCGTTCGAAGAAGAAGTAATGTTATCCGGCTTTGCTGGAGCATCTACTAAAGCTGAAGGCGCAATGGTTACTTATGATCAAGCTACAGAAGTTTACACTGCAAGATACACTAACGAAACAGTGGCTCTTGCTTTTGCTATAACTGAAGAAGCAATCGAAGATAACTTATACGACAGACTAGCAGCTAGATACACAAGAGCATTGGCAAGATCAATGGCCCACACTAAACAAGTGAAGGGTGCAACGATTTTGAACAATATGTTCACATCTGGCACAGGTGGAGACGGCGTTGTCTTAGGCAGTGCATCTCACCCACTAGCAAGTGGTGGAACGTTTAGTAATATACTAAGCACCGCAGCTGATTTATCCGAAACATCTCTTGAGCAAGCATTGATAGATATAGCAGGACTAGTAGACGAAAGAGGATTAAAAATTGCTCTTCAAGGCACGCGAATGATAATTCCAAAAGAATTACAATTCACTGCTGAGAGGATTTTAAGATCACCTTTATCTACAACTGCCGGCGGTACTGGCGACGGTACTTTCGCAAAGAACGACATTAATGCAACATTGAACTTAGGTATGGTTCCACAAGGTTATTTTGTGAATCACTACTTAGCGGACACTGATGCATGGTTTATAATGACGGACGCTCCTAACGGATTAAAACATTTCGTTAGAGCACCTATCAAAACTGCGATAGAAGGTGACTTCGATACTGGAAACGTTAGATTCAAAGCTAGAGAAAGATACGTCTTCGGATGGTCTGACCCTAGAGGAATCTTCGGAACTCCAGGAGCGGCGTAATAAAATACAGTGTTGGGGCGTCATAGACGCCCCAGCGCAATTAAGTTAGAATTAGAATTATGGGATTTACAACAATTAAATCAACCCATCTAAGTGCTAATGGTTCGGTCGTTGGTGGCTCAGCTAGGGTAAAATCAGTTTACTATACTCATAGCGCTACTGCCGGAACTATCACTCTTAAAGATGGTGGTGCCACAGGCACTACGGTAGCTATTATTAATACGGTAGCTGCAGCAGGAGAATATCAAACCGACATACCAGAACCTGGTATTCGTTGTACAAGCTCGTCAGGGCCATACGTGGCTATCACTGGTGGAGTAAGCTTCGTAACAGTCTTTTACGATTAAATTAATCATATTATAATAGGAGAACTATGAACAAGTGCAAGAATTGTAATTGTGATTGTCACTGTTCTTTAAAGGAACATTCTGATATGTATGGGGTATGTTCTTGTAATAATTGCGATTGCAGAGAGGAGTGTGAAGCGTGTCAATAGATCCAAAAAAATGTTGTGGTACGCACTCAAAAGAAAAAGAAGACAAAGGAGAATGTTGTCAACAAAACGAACAAGATCGCGCAGAAGCGTTAACATATGAACAAAGTTTTATTACAATAAAACCTAAGGAGAAGCATGAATAAATTATTTTTAGTACTCGCACTGTTATTTGCCTTAAGCGCCTGCTCGGTAGGCAAAAAATGTACCTATACTCAAGAAGGAACGAAGATTTCATCATGGGTTTGGTTTTATGGTAGCGACAAGCCAATTGATTTAGATAAAAATAACTGTAATTAGGAGGAACCATGGATAAAGTAAAACAAGTATGGGCATTAGCAAAAGCTAATCCTAAAATATCTGCCGCTGTTGTGGTAGTAATTGTTGCCATTTATTTTTTAGTTAACTAGGAGCTTTATGATACATGGCTTACCTGAACGCAAACATACCGATGATCTATTGTCAGATCCGGAGAGAATATCTCTATGATCTTAAAAAACATCATGGGGAAGCTGAAGATTGTATGGTCTTTGGCATCGCATCAATGGCAGGGCGTGCTTTACTCTTTCACGCAATTATGGAAAACGGAGGTGTATTCTACCGTTTGCCAATCTCTGCGTTCGTTCAGCACGGCTTTGATGTCAAAAAGGTTCCTAGGATGCGACTTGATGAGTTGGAGCTGTGGAATTGTTTTAGTTACTATCCTAGTGTTACTGTTTTTGACGCTTTAGCAGGTCAAGCCGGTAAATATATTGGCAAAGATAAAAAGTTTTATCCCGGATCCTATCTCTTCACCATTGACTGGGCACATCCAGAAAGTAATATTGTAGATACGGATCATTCAGAAATTCCGCAAGAGCATAAGTGTGCTCACATAATAGCCTTGGATAATGGTAATTATGCAGCTCAGCCTAATCATAGAATACTTTGGCATATTTCATCTTTCACTGTGAGAGATGATATTCCGGACTGGGATGTACAACATACTGAATGGACAGTAGAAGATAGTAGAGATTGGCAAACCGCAGATACTAATAAATTCTTCTATGACATTGAGGAGAAAAAGAAATGATAAAATATACGACCCTATTTATAGGGATAAGCATAGGAACTATAATAGGATTCACTGTGTATCATTATTTTTTTATGGAAAAATTTAGTTGTTGTGGAGTATATGGATGAAAAAAAAAGTAAGTAAAACATTTAAAATAGTTCTATTAATAATATTTATAATACTGGTGAGCATCACTTTTATTTACGGCTAAATGCAATTATCTAAACATTTTAAATTATCGGAATTTACCAAAAGCCAGATTGCCGCCCGTAATGGGCTAAGTAATCTTCCTGGTGCAGGAGAAGTTAAAAATTTAGAAAATTTATGTTATGAGATTTTAGAACCGGTTCGCGCTCATTTTGACAGACCTATAATGGTTACTTCGGGATTCCGCAGTTTGGTGGTGAATCGTAAATTGGGCTCGAGTGACTCTAGCCAACACATAAAAGGGCAGGCAGTCGATTTCGAAATTCCAGGAGTTCCTAATATTAAGGTTGCTTACTGGCTCGTCAATAACGTGGATTTTGATCAATGCATTCTCGAATACTACCGACCTTTAGAGGACTCCGCAGGGTGGATACACGTATCGTATAATGAAAAAGGAGCGAATCGAAAAAAGGTTTTAACTTTTGATGGGAAGACTTATGAAGATGGTCTCCCTGAAATGCGATATAAAAAAGGGGAGGTCATAGATTAATGGCTATTTCAAGATCATCGATGGCCAAACAACTTAAACCAGGATTAGGACGTAACTGGAAGCGTGATCCGTATGCCAAAGCGCTTGAATCTAGACTGTACAGAAGCAAAGTGATAAACTCAAAGAAGTTGTACAACCGTAAAAAGGCGTTCAACTCATAAAGAGTACGGAGGCAATGGGGCCCCACAAATATGAAGAAAAACTATGCCGTTTAGATCAGTAAAACAAAGAAAATTTTTATGGGCTAATCACCCGGACATCGCTAAACGATGGACAGAAGAGCATGGTAGTACTCCTCAAAAAGCTGCACATGGGAAATTAGTCAGTGCTGATTATAATGGGAGTTATATTCAGGGGACACTCGCGGGTGTGAAAGTTTCAAATCCCTCATTACGAAATTATTATAAAAAAGAATTAAAGGGTGTTGTCTAATGGCTAAAAAAAAGAAATGGATTCAAGCAGCAAGTGCTTCCATTAAAAAAAGAGGCACCGAAGGCGTTTGTACCGGTCCTAAATTTGGGGGACCGACTTGTCCGCCAGGATCTAAACGCTATAATCTAGCTAAGGTATTTAAAGGTATGGCAAAGAAAAAAAAGAAAGCAGCAACCGGAGCTATGATACACGCTAAAACAAGTACGTTTGCTGAAACACACGCATCTAACTGGGCGAAAAGAAGAGCTC